TGAAGGGATTTCAAGTAGTTGAAAAATGTCACCATTAGCAATGGTAGCACCTGCAGCAATCATAGCATCAATATCTAAAATTGCTTCAACTGTTCGTACAGTATTACCGACAACTGTTGGAGTAGCAAGAACGTTTGCCCCAACACCAGCAGTAGTACTGAGAGTCATATCAAAAGTAGCCATAGTTTATACCCCCTTAAGCTGCGTTATAACGAGCAGTGACGATTGCTTCAGGACGAAGAATCTTCCTACCGTATAGATGCATACCACGAACAATGTCAGCAAAGCTGTCAGGGTCACGATATGTTTCTGTCTTGTTGATTTGCTCGGCAGTTGCTACAGCAGAATCATGACCGGCTACGATAATACCGCAGTTAGTCAATTGGTTAGCTGTACCTGCTGTACCTGCTCCAGTGCCTAGTGCTGGCAAGTTGGAAGAGGAATACACACGAAAGCCGTGGAAGTTGTTAATGGTCAAACCATTACGCAAACCACCTGATTCACCAAAGTCAGCATTCATAAATCTGGAATCTTCGTCTGCGAGGATTTCCATAAATACTGGATCTACAACCAGCCATCTACCTTGCGAGTCAACCTGCTGTTGATCTAGCAAACGTTTCATGCGTGAAATAATCATCGCAGGGGAAACAGTAGCTGTTGGTAGCGAGGTAGCACCAGGCATACGGGCAGTCACAGGAATTGAGTGAGTGCCAGCAGAGGTAGTAGTGATGTTACCAAAGTCACCTTTGTGAAGCTGCATAGTTGCAAGCAATTCATTTGCGCCTGCAGAAGAAACAGCTTTGGAACCATTAACAGTTGTGTTAAGAGCATCGCCCTTGCTATGCAAAGAAGACTGCTTGTAGCCAGCCAAGTAAGCAAGTACTTCTTGGTCATGGTTGTCAGCAAGACGGTATGCAGCACGGTTAGTTGCAAGATCCATGAAGTTTACATGGGAGTGTGCTTCTTCGATATCGTCCATCTTAAAAGCAAAGTAGTTAGATTTGTCAATAACCAAATTAAAATCGGCATCTTCCAAATCTTGTGCAGTAACTTGTGTACCACGAGCATATGAAGATACACTGATCTCAGGCTCTTTGATGATTTTTACTGTGTCACCTTGTGACGCAATTTCACCAAAATAATCTGAGTTAGTAATATCACCAACTACTGTTGCCTTGCGGAAAGCAAGTTGTACTTTTTTAGAATAAATTACGGGGCTGAAGTTACCATTTGGTAAGTTGCCATAACCCGTTGCAGTTGTAAAAGCCATGGAATAAATCCTCCTGTTAAGTGTTTGGCTTTAGGGAATGAGATACACATCTCAATTAGGAGTGAGTTGCTGTGCATCCCGACTCAATAAACTAAACGACATTGGTAAGAGGCTGTAGGTTTTCTAGGGTGCAAGGTAATATCAGTCGGCCAACCGATAAAAACTCGGGCCTGTACTTCTTCAGGTAGTTCTTATTTGTTTTTCAGTTTTTAGGAAAACAGAATACGAGGTAGTCCCAAAGGAGGCTCATTGTAATCTGTTCTTAGTTATACTTCTATTTACGCAGATGTCAATAGTTAACGTGCGCTTCCAGAAATATCATAGATGAATTTTTGACCACGCATAGCTTTGTTAATTGCATCTAAGTTTTGTTCAAATTCTTTAGAAGACATTTTTGCTACGTCCGACTCACGGATTTGTCCAGTGGAGTCTTCAGTGTCTACTTTAGTCTTTGAAGTTTTACTAACCATAGAAGCTGCTGCCTTTGTTCCGGCTTTCTTAGCTTGTTTGGTTAATCCCTTATCGCTCTTGTACAAGTCAAGAACTCTAACTACGGAGTAAGGATCATCAGCATTCTCATAGACAGCATCTTGAACCCACTTAGGTTGTTCATCAGCCCAGCTATGAAACTCATCAGACTCACGTATCTTTACAAAGTCTGAGTGTGACTCCATAATAGTTGTCTCTGCTGTCTTACGTACAGCTTCATTCTGTAACTCATCAAGTTTTTGTAGGCGAGAGTCAGCCTTACTAAATAACTCCTGAGCTTTCTTAGCAGCAATAGTTTCTACAATCCCAGCAATATCAGGATACTCTGAAGCCCACTGTTCAATGTCTTCATCTGATTTGGGGGGTACAATATTTGTACTAGATTTCTCTAGGTTTTCAAAACGTTCATTCCAGTCTTTCTCTTTGTCAGCCATATGACGACGAAGATCACCATAACGTTTCTTAAAAGATTTTTCTTCACCGCTTAGTTTAGAATCGTCTTCTACTTCTTCAGTCTCCACAACGGCTTCTACTTCAGCATCTTCTTCAAGAGTTTCACCACGTTGCTCTGCTTCTAGTTTTGCAATCTCTTTCTCTTCAGCTTCCATAGCTGCACGTTTTTTACTTTGGTTAAACCCACGGTCTACAAATCCTGCAGACTTAGGGGCCTCAATTGTATTTAGTTCAGTCATTTAGTTAGTCCTTATGTTGGGGCCAGCATCATTGCTGGGTAGCCTTATCGTTACTAGTATTTACTTTTTCTTCTTTCGCTTCATCAAGCCGCCTTTGTTCATTGGCCCTGCTGCAACATTTCTTCCGCCTCTCCCAGAACCAACGCCAGTGCCTGCTCTTTGTTGAGCACCAGATATATTTACACCTCTGCTTGTAGTTCTTGCAGGCCCTGATGTATCAACAGATGATTTAGACGCTTTAATTCTTTCTTGGTTATCTCGAGCAAATTTTTCTGCGTCATTTAAACCTTGATCTTTATTATTACTAGATTGTAAATTTTGTGCAATTATAGCTCTTTGTGCTGTTTGCTTTGGGGTAACAGGAGCTAATTTTTTATCTACCTTTGTTATTACTTTCTCTCTACGTATGCTAGACCTACCTCCATTAGCTAAAGCATAAGCATCCCTTGCCCTTTCTAAAACAGCACCCTTATACTTTGATTCGTCTAGAGTTAAATCTGATCCAAAAGCACCAACTTGCTGGAAGAAATCATTTAACCCGTTAAAGCTCCCTAATTTTTCTAGTCCTTGTATAACAAAGCTTGAATTTCCTATGGCTACCTCAGCCTTATTATTTAAAGCTATTGCTTCTGCCGTAAAACCTTTAGACTCAGCTACAAGTGCCATAGCCCTTAATTCAGAAATTGCTTGTCCTTGTTCGTAACCTTTAAAACCACTGAATACTAATGCCCCAAATGCAGTAATAGGATTAGATCCTGCAATTGCTAAACCTAAACCAAGAGCTTTTCTTTCAAAATCTTTATCATTTTGATCTTTTTGACTACTGTCTTTTGCAAAATCTTTAAAGTCTTCTTGACTAAACTCAAAGTAATTTGTTTCAGGGTCTTTAAATCTAAATGCTGCTGGTTCAGATGCACCTGTCATCATAGACTTCATAAAGGCATCTTGTTCTTCATCGCCACCAGCTTGTGGTCTTAAGACGCAAGCATTTGTTACTGGATCAAGAATCATTCCAGCTGCTGCACAACGATCATAGGGAACACCTTCAGAACCTGCAGAGGTTGGTTGTGCAGGTTCTACTACTGGTGCTACTGCAGGTGTTATTGTAGGTACTGCGTTAGTAAGTGATGCACCAGGTATAGCATAATTAGACTGAAAGCCTACAGGGAGTGGCATTGTAGGTTTAGCTAGAATACCATCAGCTGCCTTAACAGGAACGGGAGTTCCTTCTGTAATTGGTTCAGTTGTTTGAGCTGGTGAATTAGACATCTGAATTTGTTGGGGCTGCTCAGTAGCAGACGTTCTATTTACTTGAATACCACGTTTGGCTAACTCTTCCATAATCTGTGGTTTTTCTTGAGCCATCTGCATAAACTTACCGATGACTGCATCTACTTGAGTAGGGTCTGCATAAGCTGACTGAGCCATACCTCCGACTGCAAAACTTACAACAGCACCACCTTGATTAAAAGATTTATTAATGACTGGATCATTCGTAGCTGCATAGGCTATCTTATCCATAAGACCACCATTAGCTACACCAGTTGTAAACATCTGTTCAATCTGGGCAAGGTCTTCTTCGGTAACAGTTCCTTGGTCAGGTTGAGACATCGTTGTCTCTCCACCAATTCTACCATCTCTCTCCATAGCTTGCAAGCCCATTTTAGCTTCCATACGCATTTCTTCAAATACACGTACACCAAAATAACGAACAACATCAGCAGGTACTACGTACTCACCCTCAGACAATTGCGCTGGGATATCATCACGTACTTCCTTAGCAAGAGAACCCGAGGGTACTTCATTGCCTGATATTGGATCACGGTTCATACCGTCATCAGCAATGCCACCTTCTTCAAACATTCTCATTTGATTGTCCATTGTATCTACTGAGCCTCCTTTGGCATACCCGCCTGGCGGACTTGCATTACTCATTGCTTTTATTTCGTCATTTGATAAAGACTCAAAGTCTGTTTTTTTACTTTGATACTCCGTTATAAATTCTACAGCTTCATTTAAATATCGAGTTTGAAGTGCAGGAGATAGTTTTTGAGACCTTAAACGTTTCATAAAGTTTTCAATATAATTTTCAGGTTTATTAGAATAATAACTTCTTTTAGTAATTAATTTTTCTTGTCTATTTAAATCTTGAAGAACAGTATTTTGTGACTTTGTTCCTATTAATCCTGACCTAGCCCCAACAACTCTTGCTTCAGTTTCTTTACCAGTACGCAGATAAACTTCAAAAGATTTATCTTTAAATTCAGACCACTTATAAATTAATTTACCTGCAAGTTTATCGCTTTTATTTTTACTATATTGTACACCTAGTTCCCTAAGTTCTTCTCTAATCTTAAGCATCTCTTTATCTCTGGAAAGATTTTGGATGTAAAATCTAGTAAAACTATTTTTTGGGTCCTTAAGAATATTAATAATTCTTTCTTGGCCACCGCCAACCCAATCCTTAGATATTTTTAAAGCGTCTTGTGCTTGTACTGCGTGTTGTAGTTCATGAAAAAATGTAGCTCTATTTTTAGGCGTATTAAAATTATTTAAAATTTTTGTTTGAAGCACAATTTCATTATCTCTAGGATTATAATGTGCTCCTGCAGAAGGAGCTAATGGAGTAGTACCAGTAGGTGTTTTTTGATTTTTATCAAGAAATTTAACTGATATATATTTTGCTCTAGGGTATTGAGCAAATAACTCTTTATGATTTGGTATTAGACTGCTTAAGTAAAAACCAACAGCATGCAATCCGTAAGTACCAGCATCTGGACCATAATATTTTTCCAGATATTCTTTAGGCATAGAATCATCTATTATTATTTTACTATCATCAATTTCAAATTTAAATTGGTCACCAAATCCGTAACCTTGTTTACCCCCACCCATGGTAGCAACTCTACCAGTTTCATCAAATATTTTTTCCGCACTAGCACCTTCTCTTTGCATAGCTAAAGCTCTAGATAAATCATCATTGTAATAATCTACAGCAGCTGGACCACCAAATGTACGTAGAGAGTTTGGAGGAGCTTTGCCAAGGGTACTCATTGCACCAGAACCGCTAGCTATTTCATATATGTCACCCATAGTAACATCTGATAATTGTCTTTCACCCGAAACAAGATCTCCAGGAATACTAGCAGTATCATAAACAGAACTTGCAACTGCCTTACCAGTATCAAGCACTTGAGCAGCTGTAGGCAGAAAAGGCTCTTTAACGTATTCTTTTACTGCAGGTATAATATCTTCTTGAACTTTAGTTAAGGTAGTCCTTTGATCGTCTGAAAGTTTTAATGTATATGTTGAACCGTCAAAAGCTCTGTAAGTTCTATTGCCTAACTCATCTTCCTGTCCTGTCCAAGGATCATTAGGTCCAGCATTTGCGGGAAGAGAACCTAAAGCTACATTAGAAATCTCTAAATTTTGATTTGTTTTTATCGGGTCTGTCTCAGAATTATTTATATTAAAAAAAGACTGTAGCCGATCAAGTAAAGTTTCTTGGGTTTCTTCAGGCATTCACATATTCCCTAAGCTGCTTTAGTTTACGGATAGCAATAGTCTGACCTTGTAGTCTATACAAAGAGT